CTACTGCAAATACAACTCCTAGAAACACAGTTCCTAGAACAGATCCTGCTCAAAGAACAGCAGCAGAGCAAACACAAAGAGATCAAAAAGCTAGAGAAATAAGAGAGGAACGTGCAAGGCAAAGACAAGGGGGTAGATCTACAACATCTACATCAACCCCTGGAAAAACAGGCGGTAAGCTCAGTAGACTCAAAGGTCTTGCAGGAAGAGGTATGGGCCTTATGGGAAGAGTGGCAGCTCCTTTAGCTGTTGGTGCTGCATTATATGAAGGTTATACAGGATACCAAGAAGCAGATCAGTTAGTAGAATCTGGAGCTATCAACCCCGAGACAGGTGAACTATACACTCAACAAGATGAAACTGCAGGTAAAACTGAGGCAGTAACAGGAGCGGCGGGGGGTTTTGCAGGAGGTCTTGCAGGTGCATCATCAGGCGCCGCAATGGGTGCGGCATTCGGTTCAATTGTCCCTGGTGCAGGTACTGTTATTGGTGGTGCTATTGGAGGTTTAGTTGGAGGATTCGCTGGTTATTTTGGAGGTTCTGCTTTAGGTTCTGGTATAGGAGATGCGCTTACAACAACATCAGGAGAAGAAGCATTAGACGCAGCACAAGACAGCGGACTCTACGACAAAGATCTATTCGGCAACAGCGAGATCAATCCTGAGATTCTAGCACAAACAACCGATACCGCACAGCTTCAAGCAATCATTTCAGACAATGATCTCAGCAATGAAGATATGAAACTGGTACAAGATAGACTTGCCGAAGTACAAGCCAGTTCTGGAGCAACAGGACAGTCTACAATAGAACAGTCATATTCTTCAGACAATCCTCTTCAAATGGGCCCAGGAGATGTAAAAGAATATAATAATAGGCTAGAAGAAATTAATGCTATAGATGGGCCAGCGGCTATGACACGTAGGAGAACTGCCCAACAGCAATTAGATGCTGAATACCGTGCAAAATTTGGCGGCACACCTCAGAATCTTGAAGCTAGAGGAGCCTATGACAATCTGATGCAACAATCAAGTCCGTCTCAAGCTAATCCACAAGTAGTTCCTACTGGACAAGCACTGAACAATACTTTATCAGATCAATCACAAACCTCTCCCACGGTAATTAATAATGTGACAAACAATAACACAACGGGGGGAGGAGGACAGCAACAAATTAATGTTGCCCCCGATACTGTTAGAAATAGTGAGAGTGTACTACAGAGAAGAAACGATCTTTCTTTTGGGTATTAAAAAGGGGGCCGAAGCCCCCTAGTTTTTAATCATCATTTGCTAGTTTAGCAAAGTAGGACATTGTATCATCCTCGTCATCATCTGAAACTGAAGTCTCAGCCTTTGACATTTGTGTTACCTTCTCCATGTAATTATCATCAGCAGCATCTCCAGTCTGACTAGAAATACTTTCTGCTGTGCCTACCTTGGCACTGTTACCCAACACAAAGTTCAACTTCTTCTTGAGTTCGTCATATGACTTGAAGTTGTTAGGATCTACAATAGCAGCCAGTGAGTGCTGCTGTGTCCAAATAGCCTCAATCGCTGAGTCTTCCTCTGCAATAGGACTAGGGGCTGCAAACTCAGACTTATCATAATTACGATAACCTTCTACCTGACGAATCTTGAGTTTGAAGTTAGCACCATCCCAAAAGTCAAAAGGATTCATTGGTGCTTCGTCTTGGAACTCAGGCTGCATTGCATCTTTGATTTTGTCAAAGATCTTTTTACCAAACTTGTAAAGGAATACTTTACCGTTGTTTGAAGGATTGCCTGAATCCTCGACTACAAGAATATTAGCGTAATATGAGAGGCGCCGCTTTTGCTTCCTTGCAATATCCTTGTTTGCCTCTACACCACTGTTCCAAAGTTCAGAGTTCAACTCAGAAACAGGATCAGTTTGTTTTAGTGTAGTAAGTGAGTTTTCGATATACCACTTACCTGTAGGACCTTGAAAGCCATGATTCCAAAGTTGAACCCAAGGCATATCTTCACCCTGAGGTGCTGGAAGAAAACGAATAACAGCGTATCCGTTGCCTGCTTGGTCTACTGTGGGTTTCCACTCGTTTGAATCATCTCTGCCTTGCTGAGGAGTGTCGAGTTTTTCGACTTCCTTCATCAACTGGTCAAAGTTACCACGAGCTTTTCTTAGGTCAGATAGTGAATTGAATGACATATGTATTTCTCCGTATATGCGTTGTATGGCGTTGTATTAATGTGTATTAATATCTATCGTTGTATATGTATCGAGGACTTCATCTAAATCTATATCTTTTAGATCCTCAACACTATTTATACGTCTTAATTCCTGATCGAGTTCACGTTCAGGCTTTTGTTTTCCTACCCTATGGATTTTTTTCTCCTCGGGTCTTCTTCTTACTGATTTAGACATTGTGCAAATTTCCCTGCAAATCTCTGTTTTACTTCATCTTTGTCAATATGAACAAAGGGTTTATATTTTCTCACTAAGCGACAAATATCCTCAAGGACAAAATCGTTAGTGTAATCTTCAATAAAAGGATATAGTTTTTCCATAATAACAAGCGTCTCAAGTTTTATATCCCCACCCATAAACATCTTGAAGATTAGTGGGTGTTCTCCTTCATTAGTAACAGACTTAATATTGTCCCTTTCCATTCTAAACAACATATTATCTAAGTCTGTATCTAAATTATATAACATTCTTTTTCGTGTTGTCAAGAACTTTTTATAGTTTTCAATACAAAATTCATCAAAGATGCCTCCCCACTTATTACCCGAAACAAAGTTAGCAACAAGAAGATCTATGATTTCTTTTTTCTTGTAGTCCCTTGCAAGTTTACGAATAGCGGTGAGATCTTTTCTTTTGAGGAAAGTTTCTTTCTTGCCACGAACAGCACCCTTGTGTTTTGTAATGTCGTAAGAGTCTGTAGTGAAGTGCAGTTTAAGAGCTAAGTATAGTTTATAAACCGTGAAAGGTTCCATATTAAAAGGGTAGTTTATTTGATTTCACCTTTAGTAAGTTCAAGTCCTGTGCTTCAACTTCTAGTTTTTGTTTTAAACTAGAACTGAGAAGTTTATTTACACTTTCAATTTCAATATCATTTTTCACACAATAATCTATTAAGATGTCAATACAAGAAGATTTAGACACCACTGCTTCTTTCTCAATGAATTGTGAAAATTGAGAGCTTGTCTTAAACTTCTTTGTAATTAAAAATACGTCTGTGGGTTTTTGTTTTTCTACCATAAATTCATTGGTTATTACGTCCGTAATCACTCTACTACTCCATTCTATAAAAAATATGCTCGTTTATTTGTGTTGTTGGTATCATAGATGCAGCCCAGGAAGGATTGACTTCTGTGTTATGATACCATAAAGCTCCTTCAGTAGGATCTTCATATATGTAATTTATAACTCCTGCAGCAACGTCCATTGCACGACCCCAAGCCCACATATCTATAGGAGTATCACTTTTGCCGTCACACCACCAACTAAACTGACAGCGATCTCGCAAAGGTACAACTCTTCCATGAGCTTCAAGGAACCAATTCGATATAGGACCTTGATAAATCACCTCACACAAATCTTGAGGAAAATTTTGAGACTTTTGCCTATTGATTGCAACATAGCCAACAGCAATCTGTCCTATTTCAGGTTCACCTCTAGCTTCAAAATAAATGTTTTTAGCTAGACACTCAACTTCCCTGTAAGTAGGTCCTGTGGGAAACACTATCTCAACAGGCATAGGATTTATATCCACTACCTGATTGACAGGCCTTTTATAGTTTAGCAGGACAACTATTACTGCTAACAGTAAGAATACTAACAGTCTGAGTTTAAACATTATTCTATAATTTGAGTAAATACAGTGCCATTGTATTCAAAGGTCACAATTTTTCCTGCTTCTACAGTAACAGGAACTTCAGTACAAATATTGCGATATTCTAATCTTTCTTGGGTTCGACTTCTAGCTATGTTTGAGCCTGATATTGCACCAACTACAGTAGCAATATCTCTACCAGACCCACCGCCGATTTGTGTTCCAATAGCAGCACCTAACAAACCACCAAGAATACCGTTTCTTGTTTGATTGTCCACCAATACTTGCTTCAGTTCACATTGTTTTTGGTAAATAGTAACCATTCTAGGAACTTCAGAAATGACTCTAATATTAGCAAAAGACATTGTCGGAAATAAAAGACAGAGTAAAAGTAGCTTTTTCATATCGTTCTCCTATAATAATATATTTATAATAACAGTATTTTATCTATACGTCAAGCATTGTTGCTTCTTCTTGTAGCCAAAAGTCGGAATAAAAAGTATTTTCATACCCCTCAAACCAAGGACCGCCGTCTGTATAGTGTATAGCTTTCGGATATGCTAAGTGATAATAACCGTCCAAACAGTTCCATTCGAGTGGCAAACTGCCTATGCTGTCTGTCCATTTGAATTGATGAAAGTCTAATCCAGGTGTGTGATTATTTAAATATTTAAGAGTTAATTTTTTGCAATCAGGATGTGAATTGTTAAATACCATTAAACTTGCCCAATTTTTCTTTTCATAAGAATTTTGAGTTATGTTATCCATTTTTCTCACAGTATTGGGAATATATCTTGG